CTACCAGTTGCAGATGACCAGCTCGCCGCTGGTCTTTTGCGTTTTGTCGCGGCCGACGGAGTAGGCAATCTCAAGGCGGCGGATGCCGAAGTCTTTAAATAGCTCGCGGATGTCCGGGTGGTCGTTGATGGAGAGCATCACCTTGCCCTGTGCCTTGGCCATCATCTCGGCCAGAAGCTGGTATTGCGCCCAGTCGAAGGCGCAGTCGTAGCCGGCAGTCTGCCAGTACGGCGGGTCGCAGTAGAAGAAGGTGTGCACCCGGTCGTAGCGTTTGAAGCAGCGCTCCCACGGCTCGTTTTCGATAATGACGCCGCCGAGGCGCTGTTTGGATGCGGCCAATTTATCGGCAATGGTGTTGGCATCCCACAAACGGCCGGTGGTGCTGGTGCCGAAGTGTTGGTCGACGGTTTTGCCGCCGAAGGCGGTGTGCTGGAGGTAAAAAAATCTGGCCGCCCGCTGGATGTCGGTCATGCTCTCCGGCGGAGTCGACTGCAGGCGAGCGAATACCTCTCGGCTGGTTAGCGTCCACTCGAACTGGCGCACGAACTCGTCGAAATGGTGCTGCACCACGCGGTAGAGATTGACCAGTTGGCCGTTGATGTCGTTGAGCACCTCCACTTTGGCCGGACTGGGCCGCAGGAAGAACAGTGCCGCGCCGCCGGCGAACGGCTCGACGTAGCAGGTATGCTCGGGAAACAGGGGAAGCAGGTGCTTGGCCAGGCGGCGTTTGCCGCCCATCCAAGGAATAATCGGTACGGGTTTGGACATGAGTGCGCTCCTATATATAGCAGGCACTCATGGTGCTCCATACATATCAAAGACAGGTCAGCGGCCGCGGGGGAGCGGGTGGCTGGCGGCTTTGGGTAAAGTTGTTAAAGAACGGAAGTTGTTGACGGTTTTGCAGCGCGGGCATTTGATTTCAAACTCGCCTTTGCCGATGGCCAACAGTTTGTTACAGTTTTTGCAACGGTGTTTCATTTTGGGGTCTCCTACATTTTGATGATAGAATCCGCCCGCCTCGCGAGGTGGCGGCCTTGGGTCAATGCAGGCTTGCTCTGCTTGGCTGGCGTAGCCGGTGCTCGTAACACCGGTTACGTCGCCGTCTTTACTACTACTTCGTTACGCCCCGCCCATCGGCGGGGTTTTTCATGCTTGGCGGCCGCGTTGGACGATGGCCGCCAAATCGTTGGGGCTAAAGCGCCAGCTTTCAGGCAGGCCGAGCACATGGCCGGCCCACTCGGAGCAAAACCAACGCTCGGGGCGGTGGCGGGTGCGCAGCACGAAGCCCAGCGCGCCGGGCCAGTCGTAGGCTTGGCCGTGGGTGGCGGCGTAGTGGGTTTGCAAATCAAGGGCGAGGCTCTCGCGGATAGGGATGAGGTCCCACTTGTCGGCCGGCAGGGGCATGGTCTTATGCCGCACGCCGCCGTCGCGCACGCTGGCGGAGTAGCAGCCGTATTGGCCGCCGCCCAGATGAGTGACCAGCTCGCAGTGGCTGTAGGGACCGCGCGTCATCACGCGGGTGAGCCAGTCGGAGGTGCGGGCCAGCAGGTCGTAGGGGCGACGGATGATCTTGCGCCCCTTGTAGAGGGCAAGGTAGATCATGCGCTGCCTCCGTGCAGTTGCTCGCCGACAGCGGCCACCGCCGCCAGTATCTCGTTGCTGCGCTCGGTAACGGCCTCTGTGCTGTCGAGCGATTGCAGCTCAAACTTGCGCATCCGCAGCGTGGCCAATTGGTCGAGCGCGGCGTGCAGCTTGTCGGCCTGCTGCAAGATGATGTCGGTAGCCTGCTGCGGGGTGAGGCCGGCCGGGGTGGCAAAAGCGGCCACTTGGCTCGGCACCTCGCCGGTGTAGCCGGCCTCGGCATAGGCGCGGGCTTGCGCCTCACGCAGCTCGTATTCGGCCCTAAATCGCAGCAGGGGCTGGGCCACGCCGTACACGGCGGCGTTGATGCGCTCGGTTTCGGCGGCGCGGACATCAGCCAGCAGTGCGGCGGCGTCCTCCGGGCTGATCACCCATGCCTGGCCGTCCCAGCTATGGTAAGCGGACGGGCGCGGCTCGGTGGCGGTGATTCGGCCGTCGGCCACCAAGAGTCGGCAGCCTTGGTTGAGTTTGGTCAACAGCGGCAGGTGCTCGCCGTCGGAAACGGCCACCGCATCGGGCGGCAGGGCCGTGTGAATGGCGGCATCAAAAAATGCCTGTTGCGCAGCGGAAAAATAAATGCTCATGATTGCTCCTTAATGGCCAATAGCCAGCCAATAGGCGGATGTATACACTGACTGCATTGAGTTCATTTTGAATTTAAAACCTTGATTTGTTACATTAAGCGCTGCCAGATGATTGGCGGCCGCGTTGATGGTGTTCATTTCTTTTTCCGTTAGCTGAATGTTGAGTACCCCGGATGGAAACGCGACAGGGAAATGGATTTGCGCCTCGCCCCAATCGAAAACCGAAGGGGTTTTGCCCCACTGGATGATCAGCCCGCCCGGCAGCTTCAGGTAGCCCGTCTCGGCCAGTTGACCGGCAAACATCCCGCCGACCGCGGCTTGTATGGCCTGAGAAAAATCGGTGATGTCTGACGCCGTATGGATGTGGCCCTTATCGGATTTATTTTGCAGGCCGGCGGCCAGCGCAGAGGCGTCAAGGCTGCCGGGGTTGGCTACGACACCGTAGGCGCGCACCCAGTAGGACACATCGCCACGGCCTGACCGGGCCTTGATACACAACCTAAACACAATGGTTTTGGGTCGGGTCTCGTCACCGCCGGTGGCGTAGTTGCTGGTTAATTTGGGCAGCAACCAGCCGTTGTCTGCCGAATGGCTATCATAGACGGCATTAACACCGATCAAGCTGCTGTCGATATCGGCACCGGACTCAAAAACATGTGGCATCCGATCGGGCATGGCATCACTGCCGACCACGTCCAATCCGACGATCTGATGCACGTGCCGCTTAATCTCGTCATCCTGCAACTGCCCAACCGTCAACCCGTTGCCGGCGTTGCGAACGTAGCGGTCTTGGGCTTCGGGCAGTTTGCCTGCCACGCCGTATCGGCTGCCCAGATAAGCATACAGCTCGGGATAGTCGGATTGACTGATGGTTCGGCCGTCGCATGGCAGCCAGCCGTCGGGTGGGGTGTCGGTGGGGCACCACGCCATCATGCCGATGCTGTCGTGGCGCAGATCGGGCAGCCTGTTGCCGCCCAGCGCAGCGTAGAGATCGGGGTAGGTGGCCTGATCAAACGTGCTGCCGTCGGCTTTCAGGTAGCCCGGCGGGTTGGTGATGGCAGCCGGAAACGCCAGCACTGCGCCTAAGGGGATGCCCTTGCCCTCGGCCTCGACGGCGCGGTCAAAGGCGGCTTTGACGGCTTTTGGCGTCGCCGCCTTGTCCTCGTCCGCGCTGTCGGTGGCGGAGGATAGCTGCGCGATGCCGGCAGCATCCAGCGTCGCTGCTTGCAGCTGGTCGGCCTCAAGCTTGGTATCCAACATCTCCTTAATAACCTTACCCTGTTCGGCGGTGAGGGCGGCATCAGTGCCGCCGGCGGTGAGGTTGTCGATGAGCTTGACCACACCGGCCATGGTGGGCGTGGCTTTGTCGATTTCATGGGTATGGGTGTTGCTGCCGGCCCAGTTGGTGGTGGTGCCGTTGAGCTTGCCGGGCGTGCCCATTTGGATTTGGATATTGCCGCCCAAGGCACCGCCGCCGGTCAGGCCGGCACCGGCGGTGACCTGGGTGGTTTTGTCCACTTTGCCGGACAAGCCTTGATTGACGGTGCTGAGGTTGGTGCCGATCAGCCGTTCGAGACGGGCGGCTTCGGTTTTCAGCCACTGCGTCCGGTTGGCCAGTTGCCGTAAGGGGCGGTTGCTGACACCGTTTTCGCCGCCCATCACCGGGTCGGAGGTTTCAATCTGATAGACGCCTTCTTCCCAAAGGCTCTGTTCTCGCAGATTTGCCATGTTTGTCCTTTCTTTTCGGTTTAGGCCGTGCCGTGGTTAAAGCGGCCGTCGTAGCTGGCTTGGCCGTTGTAGCGGAGGCTGGCCGCGGTGTAGTCGAGCGCGGCCAAGACGCAACGCGCTGGGGCAAAAGCGGCCAGCGTATGGCGCAGCAAAGCCGCTTGGTCATTGGTCAGCGGCGCGGACATGATGATGCGGTAGTGCGCCCAGCGGTCGGGGTGGCCGTAGGCATACAGCCCGTTATGCACAATGCTGCCGTTATATTTTTTCCCGCCCATGCCTTCGAGGATTTGCACCTCGCCAAATCCCAGCCGCCGCACAATCTCGCGTATCGCCCACGGCGTGCCTTTGTGGCGGTGCAGCTCGTATGCCCCCTTAATCAGTTTGCGCTTGGCGTCGTCGCTTTCGGCCAGCCAATAGCCGTCTACGCCCAAGATGCTGCGGCTTTCGGCCAGCAGTTCGAGATGGTCGGCCGACACCAAATCCACTAGCCTCGGCATCAGTTTGGCCAAGTCCAAACTGCGGTAGCGCACACCCAAATCGGCCAGTGCACGGGCGCGTTGGTCGCGCTCAATAATGTCGGCGTAATTCAAATCAGCCATCTGCGGTCTCCCCGGCTACCGTGATGCTGACGGATTCACAGTGCGCCCATTGGTCGGGTTTGACCACGGTCAGCGCCAGCCCGGGGGTTTCCACGTTGTACACCCCCGGCACTTTGAGGGCGGCCTGCACGGCCAAGGGCACGATGTCGCCGCCCAGCTTGTGGCGGCGGCCGGCTTCATACGCCGCCCAGGCGGCTTTGGCCGCGGCCAATACCTCGGCCTGATGGGCACCGGTGTACAGGGTCAGCACGGCGGTCAAGCGATAGTTGACGACCGAGGGTTCGCGCACCGCCACGGTGTCGCACAAGGGGCGGCGTCGCTCATGGTTGAGGTAGGCCGCCACCGCCTCGCGCAGCTCGCCGGATGGCGCGCCGTCTTTGGTCAACAGAGTCACCGCCACCGTTCCGCCTACCGGGCGGCCCTGATGGTCGGTGCTGTTGGCCACGTGCACATCCACAATGGCGGGCGACACCTGGCGGGCAAAATAGGCATAGGCCCCCACCGGCCCGGCCACCGAAAACGACTCAGGTGCGAGCAAAATGCGCTCGCGGTAAGCGTCGTCGCTCTCCACATCCACCCCGCCGGCGGGTACGGTGGTATTGGCCGCTTTGACCTCAATGCTTGGGTGCAAGGGGTCGAGGCTGTTGATTTGGCCGACCGACCAGCCGTTGCCGGCGGTGCCGACGGTGGTGCAAACCGCAGTCAGTTCCATGCTGCGCTTATTGGCGTTCAGGTAGCCGTCTTCAGTTACCGCAAACGCCACCTGTCCGGCCGATACCTGCGTGCCTTTGGGGATATGGATTTGGGTTGCGCCTTCGAGTTTGTCGGCGCTGAAACGCAGCGTGGTGCGTGCCGCCTGTGCCTGCAGGCGCGGGGTGTTGACGTCGTCGCCGCACAAATCCAGCATCAGGCCGGTGGCAAAGCGCGGGTGCTGCTGGCGGTAGGCTTCATTGACCTGCTTCCGCAGCAGGGTTTCCCGATACGCGAAAGTGTTGATGATCAGCCGCTCGATATGGGCGGGCTGCAGCACCTTGCCGCTGCGCTGCTCGTAGTCGGCAATGGTTTCCGCCAGCACCTCGGCCAGCTCGTCCGCCACCACCTTTACGTCTTCGCGCTTCAACTTGCTCAAATCCATTTCAGACAGCCTTTCAGGTAGCCTTAACGGCCAAATCGGTTTGGTAGATCTCACCCGCCACCGCATCGGCCACCCGCCAATGCAGGCTCATAAAGAGGTGCGGGGCGTGGCCACTGAAGCCGATGTGCTCGAGCACCGCCCGCGGCTCCCATGTTTTGATGGCCAGCATCACCTCGCGCACCATATTCGGCACCAGCACATCCTCGGGCGTGTCGATGTAGTCGTGATGGGCGGAACCGAACTCCGGACGGCATACGTCCGTGCCCTTGCGGGTGGCAAGGATATTGAGGATGCACTGCTCAATGTCGGCGGCATCCTGTACGATGCCCTCGCCCTCGGGGGCGAGTTGCCAGTGGCGGGATCGGGGTGTCATGGTCATGGTGTGATTATCGGTATACGACTGTCGGGCGGCTTGTAACGCCCGTTAAAAAAGACCCTGTGCGGCATGATACGTACAGGGTCTGAACAGGTCTTTTAAAGGGCTTTAAAAAATCCCCTGTATCGGTACAGGGGATTGTGGCGCTCGGTTTGTCCGCGGTCTTGTAAAACGTTTTAAAAACGCTATTTCGGCGGGCCGACCTCGGTCTGGTGGTCGTGGTCTTTGACGCTGATGCCGTCGGCCACCACATCACCGTCCGTGGTGCGCAGCGTGCCGTGGATGGTGGCGGTGTCGCCGCCTCGGCCGCCGCCGTAGCCGGTCATGCCCTGCATATAGGTCAGGCCGCCGCCCACGGTCAGATTACCGGTGGTTTCGGTCTCGGCGCAGTCTATGGTGACTTTCGCGCCGGACTTAATCAGCACCTCGCCCGGCGTGTCCACCGTAACCAGTCCGCTGCTGCGGTCGTGGCTGATCACCGTGCCGTTGGCAAACTGCTTCATCCAGATATTGCGGTCGGCCGCCGGCGCGGGGTCGGCCGCGTTGTAGATGACACCCAAACACACCCCGCCTTCGCCCCGTGCATCCAGCAGGCAGACGGCCAATTCGCCCGGGTCGGGCAAGGCATAGAAGCGGTTGCCGCCGGCGGCCAAAGACACCACCGGCAGCCAGTCGGTCTGCATCCCTTCCAAGGCCGGCAGGGTGACGCGCACCGCATGGGCGGCGGCATCCACCTCGGCCACGGTGCCGTATTGCAGGGTTGCGCCGAAATCATAGGCCTGCTGCATGGCCCGCCTCCTGTTTTTCGGTTTCAGCGACGGCGGCCGGCACTTCGTCCGGCACGTACTCCACCATACGTACTTCCAAAGTCGTCACATAGCCTGCCATGCGGCGGATGTCGTGGCGGCTCTGTTTGACCAGATACTTACCCGACAACTTGCCAAAACCGCGCAGCTGCACCACCTGACCGGCCACCAGCTTGGCATGGCCCACCAACGTGATGCTGCCGGCAACTTGGCTTTGTTTGGCATCATTGAGTGCCGCATCGGCGCGGGCGGCCAACTGCTGGTCGCTCTCGCCGCGGTTGGCCACAATCTTGAGGGTGTCGGTGGTGGCGGTACGTTTGCTGCCCGGGCGCAGCGGCGTGTTGCGGCGGCGCTGCCGGCGCACCTGTTTGCGGCGGGCATCGTAGCCGGTGACCACCGCTTCTTCCGGGACACCCTTAATCAGGTCGCGCAGGCGCAGGGTTTTGATGTCGGCGGGCAAGAGTTCGGTGACCGGCTCCTGCTTGGCCAATTCGACGTTGCTGTGAAAAACCAATGTCCTGTCCACAATCTTAAACGTATGGCCGTACTCTCTGGCCAGCCGCGCCAAAAACTCCACATCGCGCTCCTGGTACTGGGTAACGTGGTCGATCTTGATGTCGGCCACGGTGCCGGTCACCGACAGCTTCAGGCGCTGCGCCACTTGGCGCACAATCTTGGCCAAGGTGATGTCGCGGTAAACCTTGGGCTTGAGCGTTCGGTTGCTGCGGGTGATGCCGGTGGCCAATGCCTTCAGCCGCACCACCGAGGGCGGGTGCTGGTATTCGATTTCCGCCAATTCAAAGCTACCCATTTTAACCATGCCGGTAAATTGGTCGCCGATTTCGAGGCTCAGGCTGTCGCCTTGGTCGGGATACCAGGTACGCAGCCAGCGGCCGTCCACATCTTCTACTTCGATTTGCAGCTCGTCCGACTGGTCGCCCAAATAATCGGTATAGCTGACCGACATCAGATAGGGTTTGATGTCGGCGGTGATGTCTTTTTGTTCGTACTTGAGCACCACGTCCGGCAGCGTGACCGGGTGGCTGTTCAGGCTACCTGAAGGGGTAAGCAGTCCGGCCAAACCGGCAGGCAGATTGGATTTGCTCATCTTCGTTTTACCTCATCCACGGCGGCATATCCGCCTGATTGTCGGGCTTGGCCGTCAATACCGGCACCCACACCGTGAGGCCGGCCGGAAACTGCTCGGCCACCGGCAGATGCGGATTGGCTTCAATCAGGTCGCCAATCAGCAGGGCATTGCCGTAGTAACGGTGGGCAATCAAATCCCAGCGGTCGCCCTCGGCGGTGGTGTATTGCAATAAAGAGGGTTTCATTGCCCGTCCTTTCTGGTGGCGAGCCAAGCGGTCAGGCTTTGCACGCCGCGCGAGCCGTTGGCCAAGCTGTCGGTGGCGGCGGCCACCGCTTCGGCACCGGCATCCAGCCAGCCACCCACGCTGCCGCTCTCCATGCCGCCGCGGATGGCGGCCATGCCCCCGGACAACTCCCGCGCCGCCTGAGAGCCGTAGCCCAGCATTTCCGCTGCGCCCGAGAGATCTCCGAACCATTTTCCCATTTCAGGTAGCCTGTTCAGCTTGCCCAGTGCCGCCCCGCCGATGCCGGCGGCATCGCCCAGCACACCGAACAAAGCCAACGGGTCGTTGCGCAGGTCCTGGGCATGGGTGATCAGGTCTTGGATTTGGCCGATTTCGCGCTCGACGGTGCGGTAGATGCGCACGCCGGTTTCGACGGCATCGGCAATCTGCGAAGCCGTGCCCTGCACGCTCTCGGGCAGCATGGCCAACAGCGGGTTTTTGCCGCCTGTGGCTACGCCGGGTGTAGGCAAAGGGTTGTTGGGGTCGCCGACAAACTCGGTCAGCTCCACATCCAATTCCCGCGCCGCCGTGCGGCCTTGGCCGTCCTGTATCAGGGTGCGCGCCGACACCGACTCAATCACAAACCACCCCATAAAGCGGCCGCTGCCGAATACCAGCGACACCGCCTGCTGCGCTTCCTTGGCCCCAATCAGCCCTTTGTAGGCGGCATCCACATCGCCCAGCTGCCAATGCAGGCGCAGCGAAAAGCGGATGCCGGTCAGCTCGTTGCCCATCGCCTGCAGGCGCGGGCGGCCGGCCAATACCTCGTGCTTGGCAAACAAGGCTGCGTGATTCTCTTCAAAATCACTGAAGCTGTTGAGAAATTCAAAGCGGACATCGCCGAGCATGGCATACATCAATAGGCCCTCCGTGCCCGCTCATCCATCAGGCGGTTGAACAAATCCTCAAATTCGCGCAGCCCCATCTGCAGGGCAGCTTGGATTTGCTGCACATCGCCGCCGGGGGCGTGGATGGTCGGGTTAAAGTGGATGGTTACCCCGCCGCCTGCCGGTGCCTGCCGTGCGGCCGCGAACTCGGCGGAATGGGCCTGCATGGAAGCGGCCAGCTCGGCCGACAGGGTGAGGGTGCCGCTGCGGTTTTTGAAACGTTGTTGCAAATCGGAGGCCACCGCGCCGATGGCGGCCAAGGGACGGGCGGAGCCGTTGCCCAAACCGATTTGCAAGCCTTCCATCATCCAGCCGCCGAAGCGTTTGAACAGACGGCTGGGTGATTTGATTTCGTTGCTGTTTTGAAACTTGGCGGCAAACCAGCCGGCCACCCCTGAAAACCATGCTTTGACTTCTTCAAACCTGGCCTTCAAACCATTCCACAGGCCGCTGATGATGTTGCTGCCAAACTCGGTAAACTTGGCCGGCAGCTCAATACCGAACCAAGACAGCACGGCCGCAAAGGCTGAATGAAATGCTCCGATGGGCGACCAGTTGAGGATCAGGCCGAGGATGCCGGTCAGGCCGCCGTTAAAGGCGGTTTTGATTTCTGTCCATACGCTATCGACCGTACTGAACAACAAATCAAAAATCATGCGCCAGCCATCAACTATCGTGAAACCGATGCTTAAAATATTGCCCAGAACATGGCCGACGATATAACCGAAGCCTTGAGCAGAGTCCGATGCCTCCGAGCTGCTGCCCATGAAGTCTGAGAAAAACCCGGAAACCACTTCCCAAATCTGCTGCCAGCCGAAAGCAATCATCTCCAATACTGGCATCATGGGCGCGACGCCGTCTTTAAAACCGTCCCACAAACCGATGAAAAACGACTTAATCGGCCCCCAATATTTGTAGATCAGCACAGCGGCCACCGCGATACCGGCAATTGCCAAACCTAGCGGATTGGTCAAAGCCGCCATGCTGAGTGTCCGCCAAATACCCAACAGCCAGTTTGCTGCCGTGCCCAGCCCACGTACCCGTGAAGCCACAATCAGAAAACGGGAACCCAAAACACTGATGCGGCCGATACCGTTGGTCAAGCCGCGCATCAGCCGGCCGAACCACACCACACCTTGCCGAGCCTGCCGGGTAGAGAGTCCGAGAATTTGTAATGCAGACGTGGCTCTGCCGACACCGCCTATTTTTAACAGGCCGAATGCCGCCTGCAGGCGCAACCAATTGCCGCGCACACTCAAAATATTGCCGCCCAAGCCCAATAGGGCGGTGCTGAAAATATTCAGGCCGAAACGCACACCCAAGGAACCGGCCTTGAAAGCGGCAAAGGCGGCGATGCCGAGAAAAATGTTCCTGATCAGTCCGGGGTGTGTTTCGGAAAATCGGATAAAACCATCTACCATCGGTTTGATACTGTTTAGCGCCTCGTTCACAGCGGGAAGCAATACCGAGCCGATGGCAATGCCCAAATGCATAATCTGGTTTTTAAAGGTCTGCCATTGGGCGGCCGTAGTGGACATTCGGCTTTGAAACTCTTTGTCCATGCTGCCCAAGAAGGCCATTTCACCGTTGGCAGCTGTTTCTTTCAGCTGGCGGATGGAGCGTTCGTATGTCTCCACGCTGCCGGTGAGTACGGCAATATCGTCGGCATACTGCAAGCCGAACAAATCCACCAAGGTGCCCATTTGCATTTCTTTGGGCAGGGAATTGACCCGTTTCAGGAAGTCCACCAGAGCACCTTCGCCGTTGCGGGCAATGTCGCGCTTCAGCTGCTCTGCGCTCAACCCCATGCCTTTCAGCGCATTTTGGAAATCTTTACCTTGTTTGTCGGCCGTCATCAGCTTGGTCAGCATGCCGTTGATGGCTGTACCGGCTACTTCCGGGGCTTTACCCAAGCTGATAAAGGTATTGGAGAGTGAGGCGGCCTGAAGCTCGGTCAAACCGAACTGTTTGGCCACACCGCCCACACGGCCGAGCGTGTTGACGATGTCAGATGCCTTGGCCGGACTGGAATTGGATAGATGATTGATGGCATCGCCCAAACGGTCGATTTGGGCAATCGGAATCTGATAGACGTTGGCCAGCTTGGCCATACTGTCGCCGGCCTGTTCGGCCGACATATCGAAAGCCACACTCATCTTGGCCACGGTTTCGGTAAAACCGGCGATATCCTGACGGGCAATGCCCAATTGGCCACCACTGGCCGCGATAGCTGCCAACTCCCTGCCGGCCATCGGGATGCGGTGGGTCAGATTCAGAATATCCTGCTGCATTTCTTTGAACTGCTGCGGGGTATCGAAATCCACTACCTTACGTACATCGGCCATTGACGACTCAAAGTCCATCGCCAGTTTTACCGGTGTAAGCACCGTTACGGCCGCCCCCAACAGTCCTGCGGCCTCCGCTCGCATTCTGTCGCGGCCTTGGCTGTTCAGTTGCAGCTGATCTTGAATAAAAGTCTGCCCTCGTGCATTGCTATGCAAAGCCCGCATACTGCGGCCCAGGGCATCATATTGCCGGTTTAATTGCGCCAACCCGGCAGAATTGCCCTTGAAGTGTTGCATCTCACGATTCAAACGCTGCTGCTCGCGCCGCAAGATTGCCGTGCTGCGCCGGACACTATCAACACCACCGCCCAAGGAGCGGAGTGCGGCAATGGTGCCACCCATTGCGGCACCGACTTTGACGACTATTGATAACTCGGCAGACATATTTTATGATTTCGTCAGATAGTAAAAAGGAGGTGTGTCATGGAAGTATTGGCCGTTCTGTTCGTTTTGTTCATGGCAGCCGTTTATCTTGCAACTTTTGTTATCGGCTCAATGGGCTTAACCCTGTGGGCAGGCGCATCGGCATGGAAGGGAGTGCGCTTCAAAGCAGCTGAAAAACAACGCCGCCAACAGCAAGCGGAACGGCACGCCCAAGCGGTGAGCGATTACCGCAAACCTTATGATGCACAACGCAGCGCAGAGAACTTGGCTTACTGGCAGCAGCGTCTGAAACAAGACAACGCCGCAGCCCACTGAATCAAAATCCTTTCCGGTAGCCCGCCTTGATTTGGCGGGCTGCTTCTTTTTGGAAGGCAGCAAAGTCCGCCACATCCAAATCGTCAATCGCCTGCGGCGTCCAACCAAACCACCATGCCACATCGGCACAGGCCGCCAGCAACTGGCGCTGAAACTCGGCTTTATCGGCCGGCGGCAACGGGCGGCTCGGTGCAGGTGCGAAAAAACTCTTGCAGCTGTCTGTAATCGCACAAATCCAAATCTTCCAAATCTTCCGGCACCAAGCGGCACAGGCGCGCCAACATGGCGATTTCTTGAGCGGCCTCGCCTTCAAAGTGCGAGACGGCACGCAGGTCCCCCACCTTGGCACGGCGCATGGTGACGCTCTCCAAACGGGTGCCGTCGGCCAACACCACCGGACAAAACAATTCGATCACCTTGTTCACACCCAAGTTCTCTTGCAGTTTTTGCGCTTCGTTTTGTGCCATTTCTTCATTCCTTTATAAAATCGCCGGGCGGGACGGCCAAATAAAAAAACCCACCATCTGTATGAGATGGTGAGTTTAGTTTTTGCCCGTCTGAAAGGCTTTTAAAGGGCTTTAATAAATTGCTATTGCCCGATATTTCGCCGCATCTGCGCCAGCTGGTCTTGACCGTTGACGCGGTATTTATTGGCGAAAGCATCGAAGTACAGTAGCTCGCGGCCGCCGGCTTTGACGCTGCCGGCCGTGCAGGTAAAGGTGCTCGGCCATTCTGCGCGCTCTTTGGGTTTGTAGCCGCCCAAGGGCACCTTGCTGAACTTGACCGTCAGCACCACCACCACCGGCTCTTCTTTGACCAAGCCTTCACCATTGTGGGTTTGCAGATTGCCGCGCACCATCAGCTGCTGCGCCTTAAAGGGCAGATACACCCCGTTGAACGCATCGGCATACAGGCTGTTCCAACTGATTTCGCCTTCGCCCACCTTAAAGCCCTTGGGCAGGTTAATGTCAAACGCCAAGCCCAAACCGGCGTGTTCGTCCTGCAGGATTTCGATTTCCGGCAGCTTTACCTCGTTGGCGCGGCCGATCTGGGTATTGCCGTTCAGATACAGATTGGCGTTGTAAATCACATTCAATTCAACACTCATGTTTCACTCCTTCAGGTAGCCTGACGGTTGACCAGATTAACCAAATACTTGCGGGTCATCACAGACTTATTGGTGATGCGCTCGCCCGGAAGTTTGGGGGTGTAGTCGTACACAATGGGGATTTGCCCCTTAGAAAACGCATCCACCAAGTCGTAGTCGTAATCCAAGCCCACCGAATGGCCGACAATCGATTTGAGCGTGCCAAAATAGGTGTCGTAACCCGCAATCAGGCTGTCGAGCAGGGCATCGTCAATCGGACGATCGACATATTGCAGGGCGAAGCGGCGCAGGCTCTCATCAATCACATCCCCTGTCCTCTGCGCAACCTCGAAGTTTTTGATGTGGGATTCGGCCGGGAAGCAGGCCAAGCGGTTACCCCACAATCTAAAGCCGCTGCCGTAGCTGTTGAATACGGTGGTCACGCCGCGCTCGTTGAGGCGGTTGGTTTCCGACTGCGGGTCGTCGCCGCGGGCGGTGAGCGGGATTTCCAAGCCCACTACACCCTTCAGTTCATGGTTGGAAATAGAGAACCAATAACCCTTCTCCACATCCATCTTCATGCGCAGCCCAGCCGCATGGGTGGCCAGGCTCTCCAAACCGAGGATGCCGCGCACGTGCGGGAAGAACAGCTGCACACGGTCGGAACCGGTTTGGAAGTTGATGGTGCCCTGCGGGCCGCGGCCTTCGAGCGCCTGGCTCAGGGTGGTACCGGCGGGGGCATCCACATAGGCAATGGCGTGCAACTTGTCGGCCAACGTGATCATCGCCGCCGCACAGGTGGCGGTTTTGTCGTACTCCGGCACAATCAGAATCTTGGCATCCGCGCCGAAGCGGTTGAAACCCTCGGTCAACAGTTCCATACCGGTGCGCTTGCCTGTGCTGGCCACATACGCGCCGATGATGTCGGCTTCCTGCACCTTGCTTGGATCGGTGTGGGTGTAGTCGATGGTGGGTTGGGTGGGCTTGGCGGCAAACACCACCTCGCCGCTCAGGGTGTCGATGCGGTATTGGCTGCCCTCGGTCAGGGGGCTACCTGAATCTTTGACCGTGTAGGTGCCCGCTTGGATGGCCGGCTTGGCGGTGCGGGCGCTCAGGGTATCGGCATCCACGGTCAGCACTTCGCCGCTGACGACGGACTTGTGTTTGGCCGGGTCGCACACATTGATCAGGTAGGCAATGCCGCTGCCGTAGCGCGTCCAAATGTGCGCCGCATCGGGCAGGGTAAAGCCCTTGCCGGTCAGCTCGCCGCCGAAAGCGGCAAAGTCTTTTTTGGTTTGGCACATAACCAGCTCGTTGACCGGGCCGACCGGGGCGGTGCCGATGATGGCGGTAATCGCGCCGTCTACGGTGTAGACCGGGGAGGAGCCGCCGTCGATGCGGATGGTCTCCGTGCCGTGATGATAGGCTGCTGCCATAATGGTTTCCTTCTAAGGTTGGGGTTTGAGGTAAATGTCGCTCACCTTGGGGCGGGTGTCCGGCGGGCATTGCTGCACCTGCTGGGTTTCGGTGGCCAAGCGCAGCTCGTACTGCCACACCCCGCCCGCCTCGCTTAAAAACGCCTCGGAGACAAGGTGTATGGGATTGCAGTGCACCGGCTTGTGGCCGGTCAGCGCCAGGCGTAGGCGGTCGAGCAAATCCAGTGCGCCGGCGTCGTTGTGTACGCCGCGGGCAAACACCGTCAGATACAGGTTGAGCGTGCGCTGCTGCACCACGGCCTGCACATCGTGCGGCTTGGCGAACTGGCTGCCCTGATAACCCACCAGCACCGCGCCTTTCGGATGGGCAAAGCGGTAACCGTCCGGCCGGTCGGGGAACAGCCGCGCCTCAATGTCCGGCATCTGCGCCGCCACGCGCTCCACCACGTCTTGCAATATCGGTAAGGTCGCCGCCATCAGTAGCCGTTCCAGTCTTGTTTGTTCGGGGCGCGCACATGGTAGGCACCCGGTTCGGGCTGTACCTGTTCGGTGGCGTCGGCGATGCCGCGCAAGCCCAGATGCAGCTTGCCGGCCTGCACTTCTTTTAAAAGCTTCATGGCATCGTCGTAAGCCAGCTGCAATTCCTTGGGCAACTCGCCGCCGTTAAAACGGCGCTTGTGTAACCAGTAGCGGGCCAAGTCGGTACACCATAGCCGCAACATGGTCGGCACAGGCGACAGCGGCAGCGTGTAGCGGCCCATCAGGTAGCCGTCGGCCAGCTCGCAAGCGTAGGCAATGGCGCGGTCGACCACCGCCCAATCCGGCGCGGCGGTGCGGTAGTCGGCCATCTCATCATTGGTGAGCTGAGTCAGCTCGCTCAGGCTGACGGCGGCGCTCAGATCGTCGCGGCTGATGTACATGGCTTACTCCGCCTTCCGGCCGCCGCGCTTGGGCTTGTCTTCCGTCGGTGGCGTATCCGCTTCAGCAGGCGGTGTGTCGGCAGGCAGAGCCGCCTCTTCGGCGGTGGCCAAGTCTGCGGCGCTGATGCTGCCTTCGGTAACATGGGCGGCCACCAGCTGATACTGCTCCGGCGTCAGTTCCACCGCTTCGCCGCGCTCGACGCGGTATTCCACGCCCTCGGCGTTTTCCAAAATCAAGGGAGTGTTGGCGATATAGACTTTTTGGGACATGGTTTAGCCTTTCAAAAACACTTGGATTAACTCACCGGCACCTGCCGCCGCAGAACGGGCGGTGCCGGCCACCTTGCCGCTGCCGGTTTTCACTGCACAGCCTTGAGCGTCGGCCGACACATCGTCACCCACTGCCACTTGGCCGCCGGCTTCCACCAGCGCAATGCCGACGATTTCCACCGCCATCGCATCGCCTGTTTCCACGTCATACGGTGCGACGCCGTACACCTTTTCATCGGCCACCGCCTGCTTGCCCGTATGGGCGACAAAACGGTTGGCCACCACTTTGCCGGTTGCCTTTACGGTATCCACCAGCACTACTTTTTTTGTCGGTTTGGACATCATCGTCTCCTTAATCAGCCACCCGCCAACATCAGGTCGGCATATTGGTTGGTTTTGGCGCGATAGCCTTCCAGCGCCCACATTTGATTGACGGCATCTTCGTAAGCCATCTTCCGGCCGACCTCTTCGTCAAACATTGAGGGCAGCAGACAGGCCGATTTGCCGATCACGACAAAGCCGCTTTTCAGCACCAAGGCGCAAACCGTGCAGGTCTCGCCGAAACGCTGGTATTCCACATCGGCAACAGCGGCTTCTAAATCGGCTTTGGTCAGAGGTTGGATTTTTTCAGTCACGGTATTCTCCCGAGGCTGCCTGAAACCTTATCCGCGGCACAGCCCGACCGGAGTGTGCTTCAGGTAGCCTGTTGTCAATCAAGCAATCGCGTTTTCAAATAGGAAGCCGCAGGCACCGCCGATCACCGCAGCTTTGCGGATATCGGTGTAGCGCACGAATTCCACCTTGCCGCCCACGCCGTCGTAGCGGTCCACCACCGGCATACCGCGGCGGCGGAAAGTGTAGGCGAAGGCCGGCACGTTCTCGTCGTTGCCGTCGGTGGCAATGGTCGGGCGCACAATCAGCGCGGCAAACTTGCCCCACACGTCTTGGGTCGGCTTCTTGCCGTCGGCGCTGGCCACTGCCTCGCCGACAATGATGTCGTCCACATCGAGCAGGCTTTTGAGAATGTCGATGCCGAGGATGGCTTTGCGCTCGCCACTGGCCAGCAGACCGCGCAGACCGTCGTGCAAAGACAGTTGGTGCAGTACAGACGCGCCCACCACCAACACATTCGGCTTCACGCCGCAGGCCGCGCGCACGGTTTCCTTGGCATTGGCAATATCTTCCTGCGGGTCGGATGTGCCGGTGCTCCATTGGGTGGCCGAGGCCAGGTCTTTGTGGTGGCCGGAGGCGTAACTGTCGCGGGTTTGGATCAGCTTGGCGATTTCGATTTCCTGCTTCAGCTGCACACCGGCGGTCACGCGGCGGGCGGCCTTGGCTTGTTCGTCAAAGCGTGATTCGTGCTGCTCGCGGTAGTCCACACCGGCGGCCAAGTCGTGCTCTTCCAGCACCACCGGCATATAGCCGCCGCGGTCCAGCGTGATCACATTGCTGTCGGCACCCACGGCTCGCTCGGTGTCGTATTCGACAAACGCGCCCTTGCCGTATTTGGGCACCTTGATGCCTTCTTTTTCGACATACACCACCGGAGCGATGCGTTCGCCGATAAAGGCACCCTGTTTGTGGCCGATGGCCAGATTGGTCAGCACCTCGTCGCGTTCGCGCAGGTCTGATAAGTGCTTGCTCATGGTTTTTCCTTTTCAGAGGGGGTTAAGCTTGGGCGGTACGGCGGGCAGCGGTGGCGTAGTCGATGCCTTCCGCCTGCATCAGGGCAACCGCGCGTTGGTGATGGGTCATGCCTTCGGTGAAACTCACCGCACCGGCGGGTTTGCCGCTCTGCTTGGCCACTTCACCGCCGGGGAACTGCTGCGGCAGCACCGCCTTGAAAAAATCACGCAATGCCGTGGCCAAGGGCTTCTTGGCTTCGCCCTCGCCGAAATCGGCGGTGGTGTGCTCGGGGTATTCGGCAAAGTCCAGCACCTGCACCACCAAATCTTTATCGGCGGGTTTCAGGTGGCCGGACTGCACCAGAGATTCGGCAAAATCGGCATTGGCCTCGTGCGCCGCGTCACGCAAGGCTTGCTCCTGCTCGTCCTGCAGCTTTTTCAGCTCAGCCTTGGCCTGTGCTGCAGCGGCTTCGGCCTGTTCGCGGGCGGCCTTTTCGGCGGCCAGTTGTTCGGGGGTGATGGTCATGGGTGACTCCTTGTCTTCGGGTTGAGGGGGATTGGGCGGGGTGGTTTCAGGTAGCCTGTCTGTTTCGTCCGCTTCGGCAAAGTCGCGCACGCCGAACAAGCGCAGCAGGCGGCGCAGCAAACCCACTGCCTCGGCTTCGGGCTGGAACACCTCGCTGAACTCGACAATGCCGGCGGTATCGGCGCAGAAATTGATGGGCTGCAAACCCTTCACCGCCGGTGCGGCCGCACCCAAAAAGCCCAAATGGCGCAGATACCAAACGCCGGGTTTGGGATTGGCCGGGTGTGCCGGCGGATAGAAACTGGCCGATACTTTCTTGTAGCGCCCGGCGCGCACCAGCTCCTTCAAGCCGTCGTCCACTTGGGCAAAGTCGGCCGAGAGCACACCGCCGTCGGCAGACAATCCGGCCACCCAGCCGTAGGCCGGGGCGTTGTCGGCCGGGTGGCCGATCACAATCGGTGCCTGATTGCGTTCGGGGTCGTAGGCCGCGGCGGCCTGCGCCACATCGGCTTCGGTGATGGTCACCGTATTGCCGTTATGGTCGGTGCGGGTGCCCGCCTTAAAAATTTGGAATTTGGACATAAGAAAAGCCCCATCGAAGTGATGGGGCTATCTTGCCGCTTGGGCGGCCAGAAATCTTTTAAAGGGCTTTAAGAATTTCAGCCGGAAATCCAAAACCGCACAGAAGCGTTTTTAAGCGCATTTGCCGCCGCAGGTAGGCATACCCCCGACCGCGCCGAGAATCGCAAGGAAATAGCGGTCAGGACAAAACCTGACCGCTATTTCATTTCAACCTTCCTCTACGGCAAACAAGTCGCCCTGATTTTCCCGGATTTTGGCCGCGCGCACCCGGTTCACCAGCTGGTATATCCACTGCACCGACAAGCCGTATTCTTTCGCCAATTCGAAATGGTTGCTGCCGTCGAACTTTTCAAAAATCTCCAAGTCCCGCTCATCAATGCCCCACAGCAGCCCGCGGGGAATATACAGATTGCAGCCGCCCCACTCGCGGGCGATACGCTTGGCCACGCTGTTGCCAATCTCTTCGGCCGTCTCCGGGGCAATCCCTTTCTGTTTCAACTCGTCTGCCACCTTGCCGACCAAATCGGCCAACAATTCGGCCACCCGTTCATTTGCCATATCCGCTCCTTTCCACCCGTTGTTTCCACTTCTTCAGATGCTCGATCACATCCGACGCCTTATCCGTGCCCAGCCAGCCGTGATAATCCACGCCCGTCATGCGCCTACAAAATTTCGCCAGCGCCTCCTCCGTAGGGTTCCGCACTTCGCCCAGCCGGTGCAGTTCCAACCACAGGGCACGGATTTTTTTGATTTGGCCGTCTACCCCCGCCGCCGCATCGCGCACCGGCAAATCCTTCCGTCCCGCCGGCGGTTTGGCCTTGCCGGTAACCACAAAGCCCAGCGCCTTCATGTGGCGCAATACCGTTTCCAGTTCGGCTACCGTCAGCGCCTTGCTGCTGGTTTTGCCGCGTGAGGCATTGGCCAACAGGGTGCGGTAGTCGTTGTCGGCCATCATCAGCTGACCCTTGGCCACGTGGATGAGCTTAATCAGACGGGCCTTCTTTTGGGCGGCAGTTTCTCTCATTTTGTCGTTTCCTGTAATTTTCCACTGATGCCGCCGACGGGCAGCGGCATCGATGGAACATCACTTCACGGCGTCTTTCAGCGCCTTGCCGGCCTTGAACTTGGGCGATTTGCCGGCCGGAATCGTCACGGCCTCGCCGGTGGCCGGATTGCGGCCCTGACGTTCGGCACGCTTGGTCACGCTGAATGTGCCGAAGCCCACCAAAGTAACGGCATCGCCTTGCTTCAGCGTGTAGGTAATGGCGTTGGTTAAAGCATCCAAAGCCTTGCCTGCCGCAGCCTTGCTGATGTCGGCCTCGGCGGCGATGATTTCGATTAATTCGGATTTATTCATGATTTAGCTCCTAATGTTGTTTGGGCGGGACCGCCGCCCGTTGGTTAATGCACGCTAATCGGCACCAATTCTTTGCCCGTGATGTCTTTAAATTCCCGCTGCACGATGTGCAAGGCAATCAGGGCGAGGTTTTGTGCCACGGTACCGCCGCCGGTATTGTCTTCCGGCAACGGCTCGTCCGATTGCAGATCGACCAGCACACCGCCCGGGCCGTCGGTCAGGGTGAGCGTTACCTTTGCCATACCTTACTCCGCCCATCCGTCCAAATGGCCGGCCAATTCGTCAATCAACTCGGTCAAAGCCGCCGACATCAGGATTTGACTGGCAAAGGCCAAGCTCTCGGCATTGCAGCTCTGTCCGTCAGCTTCCTGCTGCAACACGTCCAAATACTGGATGCGCTTCAGCGTGAAACCTGCAGTCAACACAAATGCCACTTTCTCTTTCCACACCAAGCCCAGTTCGGCAACGGTCTTACCGCTTTTCACGTGCTGCACCACTTCGTCGGCAGTCAGGTCTTGGCGGCGCACTTTGACTTCCGGTGCGACATCACCCGCACCACGCAGCAGGGCATCGCTGTCCAGTTCAAAGTTGCCTGCTGCTTCGCCACGCAACAGCCATTCGGTCATCAGGCAACCGAGCGACCGTTTGGTTGCCGGCAGCCGCGCGGCCATCGGCCCTAAAACCTCGCGCAGATGGGACAACAGATACTCGGCTTTGGCTGTGCTGGCGGTATCGACCAGCAGCTTGCCGCCGGCAAACACCGCCCGGGTATGGCTGCTGCGGGTCAGGGCGCGGGGCAGCAGTTCGTCGGTAATCTGCTCCTTCATCTCCTGCTTTTCCCGGCGGCCAACTGCGCGCCCTTCTTCGGCTTCGATTTTTTGCACTCGTTCGGCCAGCACGTTTTGGATCACGCCGGCAGGCAGCACCTTCTCTTCACGCTTCAGGGCAATGCCCACGGTTTTATCGGCGATATAGGCCAGAGCCGGCGAGAAAGACTGCGGTGCGGCAAAGCCGTCGCTGAACCAATCCATGCCCATGCAGGGGACAAAGGCCAGCTCGCCCAAACTCAAGCGCACATCGTCCGCATCAGGTGGTTCGGGTAGCAGGAACACCGTTAATTGCTTAAACCACATGGCTACACCTTTGCAATGTCCAAATTCATCATTTTGTATTCGCCCAAATCATCGCGCTCATGCACCCGGATGTAGGCTTTACTGGTATGCACCTGCAGGCTGTCGGAGAGCGCCTCCATCGCCCGCCGCCATTTGGCGTCATCGATTTGCAGGCGGCGCAGCCCCAACACGCGGGTAGTGCTGATGTTGCCTTCTTTGTCCACTTGGAAAGCGGCGTTGACCAGCGTTTTCAGCTCGGTGCGGCTGCCTTCCGTCCATTCGTTAATGCACTCGTCGATTAAGGCTTTGGCCGCCAATAAACCTTCGTCGAACATCAGGCTGTCCTGCATCGCCAGCTGTACGCGGTAGCGGCCGTCGAAGCTGTGCAGGGTAACATTGCCCTTCTTGCCGCCCAGCTTCGCGCCGAAGCGCTCGCCGGACAGTTCCACAAATGCGCCGATGTCGCCCATCGAATGGGTTTTGAAGTCGGCCATTTCCTGCCGCAGCGTTTTGGCTTTGGCCACAATGCCCATCACCAATTCGTCGCGCACGAGGTCAATTTCGCGGATGTTTTCCAGCGGCACCAGATTTCCCTTGGCATCCTGCCGGTATCGGCTCATATCAACTGCTTGTGTCATCGTCTCTTCCTTCCATCAAAAATTGTTGTCTCTTGCCCATTTTTTCGCCCAGCTCGTTGAGCATTCCGGCCAGCCGCTGCTTGTTGCGGGCGATTTCTTCGGGCGTCCATGTGCGCCGGTATTCCAGCGCCGGCGGGGGCGGCACCGGTGGCAGGCAATCCATCAACATCTTGGGCGTCGGCCATTTGTCGGCCTGCCCCCAAAACACCGCAAACGCCCGCTCCAGTCTCGGCACATCCCGCGTGTCGTCCCAAGCAATCGGGGCAGCGTCAAACGCCGCAATCCAAGCCTGGAACATCCCGTCCGCCGCATCGGCTGGCGGGTGGCCGGGCAGCCGCATGGCCAAGGTGCGCTGCAGGCCGTCTATCAGCGTGTTGTTGACTTTGGGCGTCATCATCGCCGGTATTTCTCCCCGGCCGCCGCGCCCTGCAAGGTGGTGCTGGGGGCCGCTGGCTGAGGCTGCGGGCTAGCTGAAACTGTTTGTCCGTCTACTACCGCCGGCAGGGTGCCGGCCGTCTTTTCAGGCGTCCAAAAGGTGATGTTTTCCAACAACCAGCCGTGGGTAGTGAGCGGGGTTTGCAGCTTGCCCGCCGAACGCGCCTCAAGCGCGCGCTGAAACGCCCAAATCCAAGCCTCGCGCGGGGCGGGGTAGGTTTGGCGGTTGCGGGTGATCTCCCCCGACTGAATCATCGGCACCAACTCGCCCAGCAGTTTGGCGGCACGGTCCCAAGCCAAGTCTTTCTTGGCCGGGCGGAACAGACCCACATAGCGCAGGGCGGCTGCCGTCAGTTCGTCCGACATCGCCACCACCGCCGCCACCAGCGCGCGGGCGTCTTCGTGGGCGATAAACAGTTCGATACTGCCGGATGCGCCGCAGTTAAGGCATTTGGCTTTCATTTCGTCTCTTTCCCGTATAAGCGTTTCCAAGGCAGCTGCCATTTCCAAATACAATTTTTTACGCTCTATCAGCATTTGCGAACCTGCCAAGCGCGCGGCCTTTCGGATGATTTTCAGCATCTGTATGGGTGTCATTGCTTATCCTTCAGCCTGTGTACGACACCGCCGCGGAGTGCGCGGATGTCGTCTTGGCTTTGGCCGTTGAGGCTGCTGATGTTGTCCGCGCCCAATAATTCGGCGGCCTGAATCTCCACTACCACGGTTTTGATGATGTTTTCGCTGATTTTGCTGGCAGCGTGGGCAGCATCGGGCGATACCTTGCCGTTGCGCAGGCCGTCCAGTACGTCGAACAGGTTATCTCGCAGTTTTTCGGTTGCGCTTTGCATGACGGGTCTCCTTTTTCAAATCGCGGTTAAGTTTGGCTGCTTCGCGCAGCTCGGGCGGAATGGCCAACAGTTGGGGGTTGGCGGTGAGCATCAACAGGTTTTCGCGCAGCGCTTCGATGGGGAACAGGTATTCCGACCATGCCATTTTTGCGCCGCGCAATACGGCTTTGTTTATTTCGATTTTTTCGTGGTTCACCAAAAACAGGCTGGGAATGATGAAGCAGTGGCGGTAGGCGTCCTCATCGTTTAAAGCGGCGTTATCGTCCTCTTTGACGATGACCACGAAAATATCGGTCTCGAATTTATTGCTGCATTTCATGCGGTATTTGTCTTCCGTGCCACGGCTGCCTTTGCTGCCTGTGGACGTCTTGATATCGATTTTTGCGCCGTTCAGGATAAAGTCGAAGCAGGGGTTGTTGTGGCGGATGGACAAGTTGGTGTTTACCGCTTCGGGCAGGTGTTTTTGAAAAATCCGCTCTCCCATGCGGCCTATTTCGCCCGACGTGCTGTTGATGATGGCCGCTTCGGTGATGCGCAGGCAGCCTGCATGGCGGGCAATCATGGTGGCCTGGATGATGTTCAGGCCCGCTTCTTCCGCGGCGGCCCGCAGCGGGGCCTGTTTGTACAGGCTGATAAAGCGGTCGGCCTGTTCTTGGGTTGCACCAAATGTGGACAGCATCGTTACTCTCCTTCCGGTTCCAAAACCACGCCAGCCATGCGCTCGGCATCACTCATTTCTGCATACGGGTCGGCCGTCTCTGTCGCCGGTACCGCCACACCCTGCCGCGGCTGCGGCGATTTGTCGGCCGCCGGAATCATGGCCAGCCCCAAAGCCATCAGCGTTACCAGCAGCAGCCGGATACACACGGCCCGCACCCATTCTTCCGGTATCCGGGGAGCCGATACCGGGTAGCCCCAATCGTTACGCCTTTCCATCTTCCACCCCGCTTTCTTCTTGCTCGTCAATCCCGGCCGCCTGTGCCAGCCGCACAATGTCTTCCCAGTCCAGCAAAAACCGCTTCCCCGTGGCCTCGCTTTCGATAATCGGCTCGCTATTGATCGTGATCAGCATTTGATATTTCATGCCGCCGATATCCCCCTTGCCAACCATCGCTCGCAGAAACCAATTGCCAGCCGGCAGAATACGTCCGTAAGTCGCTTGCTCCATCTCACACCCCCGCCACCATATCGGCATCCACCGGCAGACCCAGTTCGGCGGCCTGATTCATCGCTGCGGACACCAAGTTGTTTACCGCCAGCGGATACAGCAGGCTGTGTGTCTCCACCCCTTTACTGGCGCGGCCGCGCACGGTCAGGCGTTCGGCCACCGCATCCACCGCGCTCTCGTCCATAATTTGGGCGATGTCTGCGCCGGCGCGGGCGAACTTGTGTTTCAGGTAGCCTGCGAGCTTGCCGTCGGTCAGCGGCAGCAGGGTCACCAGCTCGCAGCGCTGCACCACCTCGCGCACGGCGGGGTTGTTTTCCGCCAGCTTTTGCGCCAGCTCGGTTTGCCCGATCAGCACAATGCCCAATAAGCGCTCAAAACCGTTTTTCAATTCAAAAAAGCGCTTCAAGTGCTTCAAGGTCGGCACCGGCAGGCTGTGCGCCTCTTCGATAATCAGCACATGGCGGTTGCCCGCTTTCGCGCTCTCTTGCAGAGCCTTGTGGATTTGTCTAAACCGTGCTTCCGGGCTGCGCTTGGGGCTGGTGCCTGGCGCGGCCGCTTCCAAGATGGCTTCGGCAATATGCGAGGCTTTCAGGGTTTTGCCCTTCTGGTCGTTGTCTTCCATCGCCAGTACATAGGGTTCAATCGTCACAATCTGCTTGCCCTCGCGCATGATGCGGTCTTGCAGGTCTTCGCGCAGGGTGGATTTGCCCGCGCCGCTTTCGCCCACCACCGCCACAAAACCACCGTGGGCCGCGGTCTGATACATCGCCTCGCGCACATAGCGTGCATCGGGAGTCATATACACATCCTCGGCGCAGCGGATTTCGTCCGAAAAGGGGTCGCGTGCCAAACCGAAATGGCGGCGTGCGGCTTGTGTTAAGGTGGCTTTTCTGAGTAACATATCGTTGTCCTCGCTTTCTTGAGTGATGGCAGGTGCGGCTTCCGGTTCGTTTTCCAGACATTGCGGAATGTCCGCACCATTCCTTGTAAAAAACTGCTTTAACTTCTCGCGCAGCTCGGCTGCGTCTTTTTTCGGCCATTGCCCGTGGTTGATCACCGCCACCAGCATCGGTTTGCTGCAGCCGATTTCGGCAGCGGCGGCGGCATAGGATTTGCCGATTCGTTTAAATGCCTCTTTCATCAAGCTCCTTTCACCAGTTTCAGGCTGCCTGAAGTTTTCAGGCGGTTAAATACCTCTTCGATTTGGCTTTCCGGCACCCCGTCCGGGTACAGCCGCAGCAGGGTTTTTGCCGCCTCCGCCCAGTTGCCGCCTTCGGCTTCCACCCTCGGTTTCAGCAACTTGGCCAGCTCCACCTTGCTCAACACCTGCTCGGCCACTTCCATGCGGTTGTAGTCCATTTGGGTTCCCTGCTTGGGCAGGTAGGCCACTTTGTTGCTGGCCAGCGCTTGTTCTTGGTGTGCGAAGGGGTCGAGGCGGCCGTTGAACGGCAGGGCTTTTTTCTTGCGCTTGGCTGCCGCTTCTTCCAGCGTGGCCGCGCCGTAGGCCAGTTTTTCCAGTTCCTTCTTATTGGTTTGCGCAGGCGTGTCGGCATGGGGTTTGTATTCCTCGCCAATCACCGCCGCGTCCGAACGAAAGCCCCAGCCGTTAAAGGCCACTTCCGGCACTTCCTGCCAGTATTCCCGCCCGTCCGCATCAAACCGCTGCACCCGCACCGAGCCTTGCTGCCAAGGATTTTTGGCAATGGTCAGCGTTTCACCTACCATCACAAACGGTACTTCGCGCACGTCATAGACCTTGCTGTTAAAGCCGATGGTCAAATCAGACTTCACTTTGCGCGTTTCCGGCCGGCTTAACACCAGTTCCCGGCAGTATTCCGCCGGCGGCGGCAACACCAATTGTTCGGCCTTGATTTTTTGCCAGGCGGTAAAGCGGGTCATGCCGTGGCGGCTGTGTTCGCGCTCACTGTTGAAATACACCATCCAGCGCTCGGCAAAGTTTTGCAGCTGCTCTATGCTGTCGATGCGCTTGAATTTCAGCCACCCTTCAAACTGGGTTTCCACCAAATTATTTGCATTTTCGACCCCACCTTTGGCGCGCGGCTGGCCCGGCTTGTTAATCTGTACCCGTATACCCATCTGCTTGCACAGATTGGTAAAGCCGTAGCCGGTATTGGCCGAGCCGGGGTCGAGCATCACCATTTTCGGCACCCCGCAAAACGGGAAGCGGCTGCGGTCGGCCTTCGGCTGCATGGCTTGGATAAAGGTCTCGCACAGGTTCTCCGAGTTCTCGCCACCGAAGACGTACCACACGAAAATGCAGCCGCTGCAGTGGTCGTACACCACATAGCGCCATACCCTGTCTAAAACGATGCGCTCAAGGTTGTGTGGTTTGTTTTTGTAGAACTCGGCCGCATCCATAAAGGTCAGCTCGCTTTGCCCCCGTTTCTCTTTGCTCGGCAGGTAGAACAACACACAAAGCGAAGCGTCAATCTGCCAGCAATGGTTCGGGTGCAGGCTCTGCATCGTATTGACCGGGTCGGGCTGGTTCAGTTGTTTCGGATGCAGGTGATAGTGTTTCAATGCCCGGCAAATGGTGCCGGCGCTCAGGTGGGTAACTTCCCCTGTCTCTTTGTCCACCCGCACCGGGTCGATTTCATTGTTGGCAATCAACATCTCCACCGCCCGTTCCACCGACACCAACTGCTTGCCGTTATTGCGGGGCGTAATCATCAGCGCCGCCGAAATCATGCGGGCGTCTTCCAAGCTCAGGGCAATCGCCCCCGCATCACTGCGCCGCTTGCGCGGCGGCTTCACCGTATCCGCCTTCAGCTTGCGGTGCAGCGTTTGGTAGCTCACCCCCAGCAGCGCCGCCTGCGCCTTAACGTAGGCAGACTTGCTGCCGTGCGGCAAGGTGGCCGCATGGTTGGCGATTTCCGCCAGTTTTTGGGGCAGAATCAGCGCAGCCATGCCTCACTCCTCTTTCAGCCACTCCGGCTCTTCTCCGTCCGGTACCGTGGCAGGCAGGCCGAAGCGGTCGCGCAGACGCTGCACATCCATCATGATTTGGTTCAGGCAGCCTGCCATCGTCGGCTGGAAGTTGAAGCCGTGCGCCTGCCCGTGGGCTTCCAGCTGCTCGAACAATTCGGCAAAGCGGCTGATGTCCGACCGCGCACCCACTGCGATGGATTCCATGCGGAAAACCAGTTCACTGCCCACATCTTCCGGCTTGGGCTCTTCGGCAGAACCCTGCTTCTTGGCCAGCTTTTCCGCCAACTCGTCCACTTTTTTGTTTTTCTGCGAAATCACTTCGTCTTTGGCCGATGCCGTTTCCTGTAAATCCTGCACCCGGCTTTCCAGTTCTGCCTTTTCAGCCGCCGCCTGTTCTTTTTCGGCAGCGTGTTTGGCCATGATTTGCTCCAGAACCTGCAACACCGCATCTTTGGTGGTCTCTTCTTTTTGAGCCATCTCAATCACCATCTCACGGTCTGCTGCGGGCAGCCTGCCAATCTGCGCCAATGTCCGTTGCGGGATACCTGCATTTTGGGCATATTCGAAAAACTCACCGCCCATGCGCTGGTAATTGCGAATATTGTTGTCTATGGTTTCTACGCTGCTGCCGATGGCATTGCAAAATTGCTCCCAAGTCGTAACAAATACGGATTCTCCATTGATAACCATTGGTAAATCTTTGTATTGTTTGCTTTGTTTAATATCTGCCAGCATTTCAATTTCCGTAACAGATACGAATCTGCGGGTAATCGCTGCCATTTTGATGGCACCGACCTGCTCCAAAATGCGTGCCTTCTCAAACGTCAGATTTTGGGCGGTTAATGCAGCAGCATTCTGCATCTCGCTGATAGGTAGGTTAGTGTTGGCCATGTTCACCCTCCAGCTTGTGTTTTAAGTTCAGCTTGGCCGCCAGAATCAACGCCCTCATTTCATCCACACCTTGATTGCACATGATATTCCGTACCAACAAGGCAGCCTTTAAGCAGTCTTTCTCGGTCGCTTCGTCCAGCAAGTTTTCGGTTGCCTCATCCGGATGGCTGCTCAACATATTTCCGATCATGACCTGCTGTTCAAACATGAGTGCGTAGTGCATCAGCAGTTCGCGTCGCAGCATTTCCTGTCTGGCCGCAGCCTCCATTTCAGCGATAAATTTTTTAACCCAATCATTCATAGTCATTACTCCATTGACCCAGCCATAATCCGCTGGTTGGTTTCACTGATTTGCTCCTGTAAACGAGCCACCTGATTACTGTAGGCTTGGGCAATCTGTAACATCTGGATAGAGTGTGCGAATCGCCCGTTGTCCAACTTCATCACCAGCCCTTCAGACATCAGATCATCTAGGTCGCGACTGATTTGTGCTGGACTTACTCCTAAGTTTTCAGCCAACTCCTTATTGCTGATACCTGAGAAACTTTGTCCTTTTAACGCCTTAAGTACCTTTAGAACACGCGTCCCTTTACTGCTGGCCATCCATCTACTCCTTTTAAGCCGCCGCCTTCATACCAAGCTTGACTGCAATCTCATGCGCTCTGCCGTATTTGGCCTTCGATTGCCCATTCAACACGCGGTAAACCTCGGATACGGTGTATCCGTTTTCTCGTGCCCATGCGGCAAAAGTTTCGCCTCGTTTTTCAAATTGTTTTTTGACTTGGTCTGGTGTCAGAGGTTTTTTCATAATCCTTCCGTCCTTTTTGTGGCAAAATTAAGTTGCACTTAAATACTTCTTAAAATGCACTATATGCGTATTATGATAACTTATGTTCTCTTACGCAAGGATCGAATGGTGGAAAATAATTCTCTTTTTGGTAACAGGTTGAAAGAAGAAAGAAAAAAACTTTCTCTTACGCAACTGGAAGTTGCAGAGAAATGCAATATTACCCGCGAAGCATGGGGGAAATATGAGCGTGGACAAAATATGCCAGGAAGTGAAGTATTGTTATCATTTAGTAACCTTGGTGCTGACATAGCTTATATTTTTACTGGTGTGCGCTCAGCGCCCCAGTCCCCAACCTATGCCACCCCCTCATTCAAAACTGCCCTCGCTGCCGTGCTCCATGAAAACAAAGCCGTCTACGTGGTCGGGGGTGGCGAGGAGCTGAGCGAACGGGAGAAGCAGTTGGTAGAAGATTTCCGCTCGGCCAACGAACAGGGGCAGGCAGCCATTGAGGGTGCGGCCAAGGCAATGGCGAAAGTCGCAGCACTTGAGGCTTTTAAAGCCGGATAGAACAAAGCAGGAGGAGAAATGAGAAACTTTTTACTGATATTGGCTGTGATGCTGCCGTTTTCGGCTGCCGCACAACCTGTCTCATGCCGTGTGGTTAGCGTAGCGGATGGCGACACCCTGACTTGTTTAGCGGCAGGCAACCAACAAATCAAAGTGCGCCTGAATCAGATAGATGCACCCGAACGGGGACAAGCATTCGGGCAGGCTGCTAAACGCAAGCTATCGGCATTGGTACATGGTAAAAACGTGCGATTGGAAACAGACGGCACCGATAAATATGGCCGCACGATTGCCGAGATATTTTCAGGTAGCCTGAACATCAATAAGGAGATGGTGCGCACGGGTTACGCTTGGGCGTTCCGCCAATATGTGCGCGACCAAGAATATATACGGCTGGAAGAGCAGGCGCGCCGAGCCAGCCGTGGGCTATGGTCGGAACCCAATCCGATATACCCGAGTGAGTACAGAAATGGCAGAACTGCCGGCACCGTCTCGCAACAGGTGCAACCCGCCCGCGAACCGAGCCGAAATAACCAAGGCCGCTTTACTTGTGCCGGCAAACGCTTTTGCCGACAAATGACCAGCTGCGCCGAGGCAAGGTTTTATTTGACACAATGCGGTGTCCGCCGTTTGGATAGAGACGGCGACGGGCGGCCATGTGAGAGTATCTGCTAACTGAAGCGGAGAATAAGTATGAAACCCACCGATATTTTTCAGGCTTCGGACACAAAAATGTTCGCGATGGAAAAACTGAATATTGCAGAAGTCCGCAACTTCTGCGGCCTGTCTTTGGCCGAAGCGGCCGTCCATTGGGGCGGCGTGATGCCCGAACAATGGCTGGAAATGGAGCAGAACGCGGCAAACCTGCCCGATGTTATCTCCGGCAAAATCTTAGCTTGCGCTGTCAAAGCGCATAATTTATATGCTGCCCTGCAATATTTGCCCCAAATTCCGGACGCACCCAAAGTCAGATTGCCTGTTTACGCAACAGAAGCAGAAGCAGGCAACTGCCTCGATTTCCGCTGCTGGAACCATACGATGGTGCGGTATACCGCGCAGAAGCCTGCCGGTTTCGAAGTGGTGCTTTTCCCCGTGGCCGACTACCACCATTGGCGGGCAGCACAGCAACGTGACGACACTTGGGATAACCGTTGGTATTGGACTGCGGTTGAGTTTAACGGCTTCCAAGATTTCTAAAATCTCTTTAAAAGACTCCGACTGAATAATCGTGTATGGTTATCGCGCGGCGCGGCATATTTTCTTAAAGCCCTTTAAAAGACTCCAGACCCCCACCTCAAGCACAATCCCCATAACGCAACGTTATGGGGATTTTTCTATGCCTACCGTCAAACCGCTGCCTGAACTGCTTTGGGTGGCCGAAGCCCGCCAACACATCGGCTTGGCCGAGATTCCGGGCAAAAAACACAACCCAATCATCATCAATATGCTGGCTGCCTTGAAGGCATGGTGGCGCGAGGACGAAACGCCTTGGTGCGGTACGTTTGTCGCCCACTGCCTGCGCCGTGCCGGCCGCCCGATCCCGCAACATTGGTACCGCGCCCGAGCCTATGCCGACGGCTACGGCACCCGCCTGAAGAAACCGGCCTACGGCTGTTTGGCAGTATTTGTGCGCCAAGGCGGCGGCCACGTCGGCTTTGTAGTAGGCATAACCAAAGACGGCTATCTGCTGGTCTTGGGCGGCAATCAGGGCAACCGGGTAAGCATTGCCAAATTTGGCGCCGACCGTGTGTTGGCCTATATCTGGCCGCACAGCGCACAGGGCAAACCCGCCTTGCCGGACGAAGGCCGCTACCAACTGCCTGTGTTGAGCAACAGCGGCGGCATCAGCCGCAACGAAGCCTAAACCGTTTACGGCTGCCCATACCACCGAATGCCTGAGTGTCAGCGCGCCCGAGCATCAGAGCAACGGCTGAAAGCCCGAGCGCCGGCACACCCGAGCATCGGTATGGGCAGCCACCCATTTCCATCAGGAGCAAACATGAAAAACCTTGTCGCATTGGCCTTGTCGCTGGCCGGCACCCATCAGCCGGTGATGCCGAACTTTGAAGCTGCAGCAGTATCCGGCCCCAGCCGCCCGGCATGGGGCGGCACACACAGACACAGCGGCGTGGCCAAAGCCCGCCGTGCGGCCAAACGCAGAAAGGCACGGCGATGAAAAACTGGCTTGCCGAGCTGTTTTGTAACCCCGCTACCGGCAAATTGAGCCACAGCAAGCTGTGGGCCAATTTAGCCAGCGCCGGGGCGACCTATCAGTTTCTGCGGCTGGATGTCCAACCGTGGGAGATTTGGGCAGTGTATCTGGGCTGTGTGGGCGGTTATGCCGTAGCACGGCGTTGGATTGCCGCCAAAGTACAAATCCAACAAGAGGAGGGACAGTGATGATCCCAATGAGTGCGTGGCTTTGGCTGCGACGTTTGTGGCCGCTTTGGGTGGTATTGATGGCCGCAGCACTGGCCTACCACATAGGTTACCAAGGTGCGGCAGACAAATACCGTGCTGAGAAAGCGCAACTGGTGGCGGACTACCAAACCGCCGCCTTGCAGGCCGAGCAGGCGTATGCGGCCAAACTGGCCGAAGCCGCCGCCGAAAAACAACGCTGGATGGATTACAGCCAGCGCCAATCCCAACAACTGGCCGCTGCCGCCCGCCGATTGGATGCACAGCAAGGCCAAATCAAACAGGAGATACCTCATGCGATTCAGCGCGATTCAGCAGGCGGCGATGCTTGCCGTCCCGGTCTTGGCCCTGACGGCCTGCAGCTCTACCGCCAAGCCCTTGGCTACCCCGGTTAAAGTAGTGGAGCGGGCGGTATTGCCACCGGTGCCTGCCGAGTTGCTGGCCGAACACGACAAGCCCGCCGCCCCGCTTTCAGGTAGCCCGAAAGATTTGCTGGAGCACGCCGCCGACTACGGCGCATGGTGCCGCAAACGCGATGCCCAAGTGCAGGGTTGGCAGGATTGGTACAAAGAGGGAGAGCGGCATGAGCGATCTGATTGACCGTGCCGCCGAAGAAGAAGCGCTGTTTTTAGCCGAAGCTTTGGCCAAACACCCTACACCCAGAACCACCGGCAGCTACAGCCACTGCGAAGACTGCGGCGAACCCATCCCCGAAGCGCGGCAGAAAGCCGTTCCCGGCTGCACCCGCTGCATCATCTGCCAGCAATATCATGAGATTGGATTTCCCTAATGGACAATAAAACCTTTATCAGTATTGAATTTTGGCAGTTGGTCGGCTTCCTGCTGTCTTTTCTCGGCGTGTGCTGGGGCTTCGGAAAAATGCTGTTGGCACAGTTTCAGACACAACAAAACGAGCGGCAGAAACAGCATGAACGGCTACACAGCAAAGTCGAACAGATGGAGCGGCAGCTTGGCGAGTTCAACGCCGCCTTGCCGATGACCTATGTATTGCGTGATGACTACCTGCGCAACCAAGTGGTGCTGGAAGCCAAGATCGACAACATCAGCGAAAAACTGACCGAGATTTACAAAATGGAGAGTGCCCGAAAATGATTAGTGAAGAACTGATGGCCAAAGCCCGGCGGGAAGGTATGCGCTGGAACATCATCAACACCCTCAACAAAGCCCGCCCGCACACTGCGCCGGAAACCCTGCTGCTGGACATCATGAATGCGATTTATCCGCAAACCACCGCGCTCGAATTGCGCCAGCAACTGGATTATCTGGCCGACCGAAAGCTGATTGACTTGAGCAAAACGCCGCACGGTTTGTGGTTTGCCGACCTGACCAGCTTGGGTGTCGATATTGCCGAATACACGGTGGAGTGCCGTCCCGGCATTGCCCGTCCTGAGAAAGTGTGGGTGTGATATGGCACGCCGCAGCACCATAGAGCAGCTGCCGGAAAACGTGCGCCACGCATTTGAGCGCAAGCTGGTGGAAAACGGTTTTTCCGACTATCAGGCCATTGCCGAATGGCTGAACGAACAGGGCTACGAAATCAGCCGCTCTGCCGCCCACCGCTACGGGCAGAAAGTGGAGCGGCGTTTCAAATCCATTAAAGCCAGCACCGAAGCCGCGCGTTTGCTGGCCGAAAAAGCTGCCGACGACGACAACACATTATCCGCCGCGCTGACATCGATGATTCAGGACGAGTTGTTTCAGGCGCTGATAGAAGTGGGCGACCAAGGCGAGATGGCGCCCAAAGAGCGCTTGGGCATGATGGCCGCCACCGCCAAGAACATCGCGCCTTTGATTTCCGCCACCACCCGGTTGAAACAGTTTCAGGCAGCCTTGAAAGACAAGATGGCGCGCAAGTTTGCCGAACTGGAAGCCGAGTCGGCCAAACAGGAAAGCGGCCTTGATCCGGAAACCCTGCAGCGTATCCGGCAGGAAGTCTACGGGGTGTTTTCGTGAAGCGGCCGGCCTTAACCCTGTTCCCGTACCAGCAGCGCTGGCTGGCCGATACCAGCCGCTTCAAGGTCGGCATGTTTGCCCGTCAGACGGGCAAAACCTTTACCACCACCTTGGAAATCGTGCTGGATTGTCTGGATGCCGAAGCACAGGGCAAACGCACGCGCTGGGTGATTTTGTCGCGCGGCGAGCGGCAGGCGAAGGAGGCCATGAACGAAGGCGTGAAGCGTCATTTGGAGGCAGCCGGCATTGCCTGCGAAGTGATGCAGGTGCCGTTTGACGCCACCACCAATGCGCTGGAAGTGGTGCTGCCCGGCGGCAGCAAAATCACTGCCTTGCCCGCCAACCCGGATACCGCCCGCGGCTTCTCGGCCAATGTGTTTTTGGACGAATTTGCCTTCCACAAAGACAGCCGCGAAATCTGGAAAGCCCTGTTTCCGGTGATTTCCGCCGGCTGGAAGCTGCGCGTGGTTTCCACACCCAACGGCAAAGGCAATAAGTTTTACGAGCTGGTAACCGATGCGGCCAATACCGAATGGAGCCGCCACATTGTCGATATTCATCAGGCGGTGGCCGACGGTTTGCCGCGTGATGTGGCGCAATTGAAAAAAGGTCTGAACGACCCGGATGCCTGGGCGCAGGAATTTGAGTTGCAATGGCTGGATGAAGCCAGCGCCTGGCTCTCTTATGACCTGATCCACGGCGTTGAAAACGAGTTGGCCGGGCTACCTGAACACTACAGCGGCAATCCCTGTTATGTCGGCGTCGATATCGGCATCCGCAACGACTTGTTCGTGGTATGGGTGTTGGAGCAGGTGGGCGATGTGCTATGGACACGGGAACTGATTACCCGCCGGCGTGCCAGCTTTGCCGAGCAAGATGCTTTGCTGGATGCGGTATTCGAACGCTACCGCATATTGCGCTGCTGTATGGACAAAACCGGCATGGGCGAAAAGCCGGTAGAAGACGCCCAGCGCCGCCACGGCGAAAGCCGGGTGGAAGGTGTGCTGTTTACCACGGCTTCCAAGCTGGCTTTGGCCACCATCGGCAAAGAGGCGTTTGAGGACAAAACTATCCGCATTCCGGTCAATCAAGACCTGCGGGCGGATTTGCACAAGCTGCAGAAAACCACCAGCGCGACCGGCGCGCCCCGCTTTGTGGCGGAAAGCGATGCCAACGGCCACGCCGACCGCACTTGGGCTTGCTTTCTGGCGCTCAACGCCGCCCACGGCGATACCGGCCCCGTGCGGGTGGCCAGCCGTCCGGCACGGCGCGGCAGCCGGATAACAAGAGGATATTGAGATGAAACCGGTTCATGTGATTCTGTTCCTGTTTATTGCCCCTCTACTGCTGGTGGCTGCCGTTATCGGCGGCACAGTCGGGCTGTTGTTTACGTTGTTCCGTCTTTTCGCGCTGCTCTATGCGGCCGTAACCGTTCCCTTGCTGATGCTGTTGGAAGTATTTTCACCCGAGAAATATACACGCCGCAGTTTGCCTGACGCGGCCAGATATACCCTTAACGAGATACGCGAAGACTGGGTATCCGTTTTTGAAAAATTCAACCCCCATCCCTGAGTACAGCCATGCCCAAACCCCACTTCAAACTCAAAACCGGCAGCGGTGCCGTTACCTTCAAGCCGGACGACCTCGCCGCCCATATCGCCGTTTCCCACCGCCTCGGCATGGGCGGTTTTGGCGGCTGGCTGCCAAATCCCGACCCCGTGCTGCGTAAAACCGGCAAACGCATCGCGGTGTACCGCGAACTGCTGCGCGACCCGGTGGTGGGCGGCCATGTGCGCCGCCGCAAAGCCTCGGTCGCCCGTTTGGATTGGCGGCTGGATGGCGACGAAGTGGCCGATAAAGTCCGCGCCACCGTAGACAGCCTGTTGGTCGGCTTTGATACCTATGCACTGGTTAAAGACATCCTCAATGCCACCCTGTTCGGTTACCAGCCGCTGGAAATTCTGTGGAGCAAGCAGGGCCGTCTGTGGCTACCTGAAAAGGTGTTGGCCAAGCCGCAAGAGTGGTTCGGTTTTGATGATGACGGCCGTTTGTACTTTACCTCTGACGGTGTGGCTACCGAGCCGCTGCCGGACTACAAATTCTTGTGTCCGACCCAAGAGGCCAGCTACGACAACCCTTACGGCATGGGCGATTTAAGCTTGGTATTTTGGCCGTGTACTTTCAAGCGCGGCGGCCTCAAATTCTGGGCGGAGTTCACAGAAAAGTATGGCGGCAGCTGGGCGATTGCCAAAGAGCCGCGCAGCAACACCCCGGCGGACACCGAAAAACTGCTGGACGCACTGGAAATGCTGCTCTCCAATGCGGTGGCCAGCATTCCGAACGATTCCAGCGTGGAGATTATGGAGCCGACCGGGCGCGCCAGTTCGGTGGACGCTTTCGACAAGTTGATTCGTTACTGTCGCTCCGAAATCGCCATCGCGCTGCTTGGTCAAGACCAAACCACCGAAAAAGACACCAACCACGCCAGTGCCACCGCCGGTTTGGAAGTCACCGACGATATCCGCGACAGCGACAGCCGTTTGGTAGAGAGTGCGTTCAACCAACTGATTGAGTGGGTGGTGCGGCTGAATTTCGGCGATGTACCTTGTCCTACCTTCCAGTTGTACGAAACCGAAGAGACCGGCACTAAAGAACGCGCCGAACGCGACCATTTGCTGACGCAATCTGGTGCAAGACTCAGCAATCAATACTTTCAGCGTGCCTACGGGCTGGAAGAAGGGGATTTGATTGAACCGGAAACAGAAACGGCAAAAGGGACGCCAGCGTCCCTTTTGGCAGACTTTGCCGAAAATGTGCCGGAGTGGCCGCAGGATTTGGCCGACAAACTGGCGGTGTTGATGCCCGATGCCGCCGCGTTAAACCGCCAAAGCGACGCCATGTGGCAGGCGGTTGCGGATCGGATTAACGGCGTGGCCGGCGAAGACGCACTGTTGGAAGCCTTGGCGGCTGCCTACCCGCACATGAACACCGACGAATTGGAAGCGGCGCTGACGCAGATGCTGTTTGTCAGCAGCGTTTTGGGGCGTTTGAATACCGAGAGTGAGTTGTCATCATGAGTGATATTGCCGACAAAATCGACGTGAGCGCCTTGTTCGGCCTCAAACCCGAAGCCGCGATTGCCCACTTGCGGCGGAAAGGTTTGCACATCGGCTGGAATTGGCAGGACACCTTGGATGAAGCCCATTCCCGCAGTTTTACCATTGCCAAGATGACCGATATGAGCCTGTTGGCCGATACCCGCAATGCGGTTGTTCAGGCAATGGAAAGTGGTGGAGGCGGTCGAGAATTTGCCCGCACCAGCAAGCCGCAGATGCAGGCCAAGGGCTGGTGGGGCAAACAAACCGTTACCAATCCTTATGGTGATGTTCAGGAAGTACAGCTGGGCAGCCCGCGCCGTTTGCGCACCATTTACCACACCAACCGCCGCACCGCCGTCATGGCCGCCCAATACCAACGCATGCTCGAAGCGGTGGACACCCATCCCTATTGGCAATATTGGGCGATTTTGGACGGACGTACCCGCAAACATCATGCCGCCATGCACGGTACGGTGTATGCCCATGACGATCCGTTCTGGCAATACAACTACCCGCCCAACGGCTACAACTGCCGCTGCACCGTTAAAGCCTTGAGCCGCCGTGATGCCGAAGCGGCGGGCATTGAAAAAAGCGACTTGGCAGCCTTCGACCAATACATCGGCACCGACCAAAGCACCGGCGAGATTTACCGCGCTACCCGTTATGCCACGCCCATACCGCAGCCCAAAGGCTATGCCCCCTACGGCAAACTGCGCCATGCCCAATTCGCCGCCGATGCCGGTTTTAACGGCAGCCCGGCCGCCTCCCACCTGATGGATCAATTGTGGCTGCAAAAAGCCGTTGATGCCTTGGGACAAGAACGCGCCCTGCAGGCTGTCACCCGCGACATGGCGGCCGAACCCCGCGTGCGCGGATTTCTGGCTTGGGTACGCACCACGCAAGGTATGGGTTATTCACAGCACCGAACTTACGGGGTGGGGATATTGTCGGCACGGGCATTGGCCAGGTTTCAGGTAGCCTTTCCGTCTGAACGGATGGGCAGTCCGGTGGTGGCCTACAAAGATAAGCTGATTGCAGGGAAGAAAGTCCGCCGACATGAAAAAGCCGGCAATGATTTGGATATGGCGGCGTATGAGAAAATTATCCGGAGTTTCGGCCAACCGGATTATGAGTTGTGGGATACCCGCAACCGTCATCTACTGTTGATTTACGATATGGGAGGCAAGGCTATTAAGCTGGCAGTCAATATGACTGCAGAAGGGGCCGAGGTGGTATCAGGCTTTTATGTGCCGATGGTTGCCATCAGGGGAGCCATCACAGGCGGGGAATTTGTACCTCTATAGCAGGCATGGAAAATCCCACCGAACGCCGGACTCGAACCGGATAAAGCTTGTCGCTAGGCAACCGCCCTGACTCCATGTCAGACCCAACGGTGGGATATGTGATTATAGTAATATTGCCATAGGGAAAAATCAATATGATTGAAGTGACTTTGGATGACGCTGACCTACAGCGAGGCTTGGGGCAGCTACTCCGTAATGCCACCCAAACAACACCCATGATGCGCGGTATGGCTCAAGAGTTGGAAAACCTGACCAAAGACAATTTCGCCTCCGAATCATGGGGCGGAGACAAATGGCCGCAATCCAAGGCAGCCGCGGCCAACAGCCGCAAAACCCTGTATGCCACCGGCGAACTGCACGACAGCATCAGCACCCAAAGCGGCAACGGTTACGCCCGTATCGGCAGCAATATGAAATATGCCGCCATCCATCACTTTGGCGGCCAAGCCGGACGCGGACGGAAGCTCACATTGCCTGCCCGTCCCTACCTACCGATTGATGGTAGTGGTAAACTCCAACCCAGTGGCGAGGACAAACTTCTCCAAGTCGCTCTCGATGCCCTCTCAAAAGGTGTCTGA